AGTCGCTTCATTTTAATGGAAAATGGGCATCTCAAATATTCTTTGGCGCGAAACTAATTTGGCAGAAAAATGTTGCATTACTTATAATGGGAAACGAAAGATATGTTTGTATTGAGTATATACCTACAAAGAATCTAATATCTAGTTCACAAAATCCTATTAATATATCTGTATTTATGAATACAAACAAATATGATAATACTACACCTCCAATGTGGATTTTGGATAGTGCTGGTGTTACTTGTGGGTATTCTAATACTGGTACGGTAGGTGCACAAGAAACTATTGATGGTTGCACTGGATATAAAAGAACAAATACATTTAGAGATAATCAACTTTTTTTGATTAAAGATAAAACATATTATATCATATACAAAATATGGGAATATGATACTGATAATAATTATTTTGCTTACTATGAAGATGATACATCAGCTGGTCATTATAAAACTTGGAATCCGAATGGTGGGCATACAAATGTTCACGATTTGACTAATAAAACAGATATAGGCGACATATCTAGTTTTGTTGATGTGATAGATGCATCAAACAATGACTTGTTTATTTGGAAAGGCGTAGATAAATGCGGTTTAACTAATGGAAATGAGTATTATAGAAACAATGATTCTTTAAGTAATTATGTTCCTGAACTTAATTATGGCAGCACAGATAAGTATGAAGTTCTTAACCATATACTAATGATGGATAAGGGCTCTGGCCAATATGGTAGTGAAGGAGATAAATTTGTAATTACTGAAAGTTACACCGATGGCCCTATTGGAGTAATTAGTAGAACATCAAACTATACAAGTCATGTTTTTATTCCACCTAGTCAAAGTTTCTTTCATAGAAACGCTGATGCTTATAAGTATATTTTTGATGCTAATGTGCATCTATCAGATGATGATTCACAAGGAAAAGCAGTTGTCTGGGGAAATAACTATGTATATACCTACGGTACATGTTATTCAAGAGGCAGTCAGTATCTAGGATATAGTTGTTATGAGTCAAGAACAAGCAGTTATATTGATAGTCTAGCAGATCTTGCTAATGTTAGTGCTAATGAATTATTCTATGTAGATGACAATGTAAAAGATGCTCTAGGAACTGGTAAAGGCTTAAAAATTCGTGGAAGTACTACATTTGATACAACATGTACTATTGCTGATGGTAATAATTTTTATGCTGCATTTAGAACTGTAGCCGCTGCTACTGATAGTGGAAAAGCATTGACTACCGTTACGCAAAATTCAAATTATCAATGGTTTAATGCAATGTATGAAAGGAAGAGCGGATGGCAAAACAAGATTGGTTCCAGCGCCATTACAGTTGAACCGTCAAATCCTTCATCTGGTGATGTTTATTGGAAAGGACAAACAACAGATACTACAATTTGGATAAACCAATATGGTCAAAGTCTTACAGAAGAATGTTTAGTTAAATGGGGTGGTTCAAGTTGGATAAAAGTAGAAACTCACCAAGAACAAGACTATTTTACTACTACCGAAGCATCAAATTTATTTTCTAATGCGAATACTAACGGTATCTTAACCGAATTTAACCCTTCTCAATTGTATCAACAAGAAAATATCAGTACATTAGTTACAAGAGTTGAAGGTGATACTAATTTTGTAAATGCTACATTATTAACTGGTAAAAGACATTATTTGGAAGTAACAGAAGTAAATGGAGTTTAATAAATGGCTATATATGCTTTTAATAAGATAACAAATATATTAGAATATAAATGTTCTAATAAAAATGTTTTAGATATAATCTTAAAACAAAATAAAAAAGATATAAAAGATTATGATATATTACAGGAGTTTGATATGAGATACATTTCACGAATTACTTATATAGATGGTAATTGTGTATATAATAATAAAGAATACTGGTCTAAAATAGCAGTTCAAAATCCTATAACACCTGAAAATTTTAATGAACATGAAGTTCTTGATTTTCTTGGTAATCCTGTTACTTATGACAGATATATTGATGAATTTAATAATAATATAAATCGTCTTTCTGTATTAGATGGTATTGCTGGAGAAGTTGAATATAACATTGCAGTTGGTAATGAGTTTATCGCACTTTTCCGAGAGGAATGTGTAAAGACTGATTTTAAGGGAATTACACCTCTTGAAATTGGTGTAAAACTTGCACCAGTTATTTCATTAGTTCAAACAGGTTCATTTAGAGAAGCAAAACAAGTTCTTCAGTCAATGGAAACAGACCCATTCTTAACAGAAGAACGTATGGCTAAGTATATTGCTATGATGGATGCGGCTGATGCTATTGAATATGCAACAGAAGAAGATTTCTATTATACAGCTGATGCTGATGAGTCAGAAGAAATAGAAGATATAAAAACAGAAGAATAAAAAATATTTAAATAAAACAAAAAAGACAAGTCATTAAGACTTGCCTTTTTAAAACGTTGGAACAATAGAATCTATTACTTGACGTCAAACTCGATTGCGCGAGCTTCCTCAGTAACCGGGATGTTAACAGTCAAAAGACCGTTTTCAACCTTGGCAGTAAGATCCTTCATAGCAAGATTAACCGGAACGAAGATCTTCAGAGCGAGCTTGCCAAAACCCTTAATCTTACGGCAGGTATAGACTCTCTTGGATTCGGCTTCTGCATCAACGACCTTATCCTTGCTTTCGATGATAAGATAAGACTTACCATCTTCAACAGTACCCTTGACCTTGATATCATCCTTGGTCTTGCCAACGACTGCGACTTCAATCGTGCTAGAACCATCTTCTTCCTGAATGATGTTCATCGGAACGTTGACCTTATCGGCGTTAGCGATTTCGCTGTTGATGGTGTTAATCTGGTTGAGAATTGTTTCGAATACGTTATTAGTATAAGACATAGATTTTCCTTTATTTTGGGCCTTAACGTGCCCCAGTTTGTTTCAATGATTAAATATGAACTACACTCGTATATTCATATTTTAAATGGTGAAACATGCCACTTAAACTCGTTTTATTTATAATTAATAATTTGCCATTAATATCTTTTTATAGTCTAAATAGTTCTTAATTGCAAATCCTAAATTTCTGATATTATCCAAAGTTTTTTCAATGAAATCCAGAATATATTTTTGTTGGTTCAATTCTTTCATTTTAGCAATATATGTTGGAACTACATTGATTTGTGATTCTATTGCCTTTGCATTGTCCCAGAATTCATTGATTGTTATATTATACTTAGCTTGGATATCTTTAGATTTATTTGGCATTTTAAAACACTTATATAAATCTCCATAAATTTCACCAAGTTCGACTGTAAGATTTGAACAAACAATTTTCTGTGTGCTATATAATTTAATCCACTTTTGAACTATTGCAGGCAACAGGTTATTCTTTTCAATTATCTTTTCTATCGTATCAGGCATCGCTATTTCTTTAAGTGCGACTTCCTGTAACTTTTCAAAATCATCTAATTTCATATTGTTATATATTTATAATTCTTTACCGTCAAGATGATCTTTATATCTCTGTAAACAAATTTCTACTAATGGACCAAGACTTCTATAATACATGTGTGTTTCAGTCTGGTCAATAAGTCTATAATCATCTACTTCTAATGGCTGTCTACCTTCAAAGTTAAAATAGGTAGAACAACTTAATTTTGTTAAATCTACATCATACTCAGCTACATAAAGATGTAAATCTTTATATCTAGTATACAAGAACAGACCACAATCAAACAAATCTTCCGGCTTCAATGTGATATTAGCCTCTTCTTCAAGTTCACGTAATGCAGTTTGGACATGTGTTTCGTTACCTTCTACATGTCCCTTAGGGATATCAAAACAACCAGGCTTATATCGCTGAAGTGACGGATGACATGCAAGAATCTTTCTTGTCTTTTTGTCAATAATGATTACTCCGCAACTAACAACTTTCATGTGATTAAATATAGTAAATTATTCTTGTTTTGTAAATACCTATTTTAGATTAATCTATTTATATTATAGCAAAACTGGGTCTAAAATATCGCCTCCCCAGGATTGACCTTTGAATTCATCTTTCCAACATAAGCCACGTAGCCTAGATTCAAGACACAATTTCTGACCATTGTCCCATTCCTCCTGGGTCATTTGGAATTCTTCTGGAACTTTTGTAGAAATCCTAAATACACATACTGGAGATAAGCCATTGGGCAAATAGTATTCTGTATTGTCATTTACAAATCGTTTTTCAAGACTATCTATATCACCTTCATAAAGCATATTTAACTCTCCACACAATCTATTACTTTACATTCATGTCCGTATGATCTATAAATTTCAAATAAATTTTTTATCATTTCTTCAGTATGTTCAGTAATGGTTAATTCACCATTATCTCTATCATATTCAACTTTATGCGGATTTCCCCATCTACATTTATAATTAGGAATGAAATCTGCATTCATTACAGCCATAGTGTCATCTGTCATACATGATAATACATTGGCATTTTCCCAATATACTACATATTTCTTTCCAGTATCAGATGCGATGAAATTTAAAATCATTATGCCTCTTATTCTACTTTTTCAATATCTTCTGGATAACACCAAAGCCATTTCTTAATTCTTGATATATAATACTGACATTTTAAATCATGAAGATGTAGTTCTTTTTTATCACTAGTTAAAAAATACCACTGTATATCTTCCATTTGTTTTTTAGGAGAACGTGCCAAAATCATTTTATATGATTCAGGCATTTCTTCTTCAAATGTTTTCCATTTAAATTTGTATGTTTCTTCAATCATTAATTAACCAAAATTTAAATTATCATCTAATACATCTGGAACACGTTTAATATGATAATAATCATCTAATTCGCCATTTTCTAGCATTCTATCATGTTCTTCACACAATGAAATAAGATTAGGATCATTTTCTGCTCGTAGACATCCAATTGCCATTTCTTTTAATCTTTGTGCATAATTCGGTGTGTCATACGGAATTAAATCACGTATCATTTCCATTGCAAAGTCGATTTCTTCTTCTGTAAATTCTGTTTCAACCATTAATCTACCTTTATTTTAACGGTTTTCTCAACATATTCAACGTTTGCTTTTTTATAAGCACGATACTTCTTCCAATAATCCTTTGTATCTTCAAACAATGCATAATACCAGCCACGTTTGTCCAATTCAACATGCAATGCATTCATTTCTTTTTCGACTTTTTTACCAGCCCAAGCCCAACCACGTTCACGGTATTTGTCTTCAATGGCATAGACTTTATCCCATAGTTCTTTATCTTTACCAGTTAAGTCTTTAATATAGAACTCTTCATCGTAGTCAGTATCGTGAAACTGATAATCTGCTACAGAATTTATGTGACTATCATTTACATGACCATTATGCTTGTAGACATATTCAAACTCATACCAATAATTTTTTGGTAACGTTGCATCAAAATCCTCCCTAATCGGTTTTTCATCCATATAATGCTTTGCAGATTGGATAGAAGAATAACCCATGCCAGCTTTATCTAAGCTAACACCTTTATACATTGGAAAAATACGTTTCATTAGAATGCCGCCTTGAAATTATAAACAGGTTTAATAATTTTTTCAATCGAACAAGTAGGTTCGATATTCAATATGATTTCTTCCATAGGCTTATATGCCATAGGAGACTCATCAATCGTTGCAGAAGAAACACAAGAAGTAAAAATTCCCTTCATTGCTTCCTTATAATCTTTCATAGAAATAGAATTCTTAGCATCAGCTCTTGTCATCAATCTACCAGCACCATGAGGAGCAGAATAATTCCATTCCGGATTTCCCTTACCGACACAAATTAAAGAACCGTCTCTCATATTCATAGGAATAATTACACGTTCTCCAGCTTGTGCAGAAATACTACCCTTTCTAAGAATCATGTTATCAAGGTCAATATAATTATGAATAGTTTCAAATTTTTCTACAACCTTGAAACCCATTTCCTTTACAATTACATCAAGCATTGCAGCACGATTTAACGCTGCAAACTGTTGAACAATAGACATATCATGTAAGTAGCCTTGCATGTGTCCACCAGTAAGATAGGAAAGATTTTTCGGAACAGAGAAATGGTCATAATCTTTCATGAGTTCTTTAATTTCAGCATCAGTCTTTCCTTGGTTCTTATACTTTGCAATTTCAGCACCACGAATGGCTGTTAAATTTGCACAGTCCTTAATAGCAAGATTTTGCCAATATTCACAAGTAGCAACACCTAAATGGCGAGAACCGGAATGGATAACAATATAAAATGCACCTTCATCATCTTTATCACATTCAATAAAATGATTGCCTCCACCAAGTGAAGCAATACTCAGAAGTTCTTCTCGTCTTACATCAGCAATAAGTTCTTCAAACTGTTCATCAAATTCATTAGCATAATGGTGACGGTTACTTCTATGTTCCTTACCAGACGGAATTTTATCTTTAATGACCTTATCTAATTTACCAAATTCAATAAACTTATCTTTCAACTTGGCAACAAGCATACCACAACCAATATCAACACCGACAAGATTAGGAACAACCTTGTCCTTAATAGTCATAGTAGTGCCAACTGTGCAATCTTTTCCAGCATGCACGTCAGGCATAATAGCGACATTTACATCACGGGCCCAACATTGACACATCATATTCAAAATTTGTGAATATGCAGCATTGTCAATATTATCTGTATAGACACGAGCTGTATTATATTTTCCTTGAATTTCTAACATTATCTACCTACAGTTATGTCACCTGAACCAGTCTTAATGCTTCCACTAACAGAACCACTAACATCAACATCACCAGAACCTGTTTGAATAGAACCTAAAACATCGCCTTCAACTTCAACATCGCCAGAGCCAACATTAATCTCATTGACATTACCAGTCACGCTGACATTATGTCCGCCAGAGATTTTATCTACATTACCAGTCAAAACAATATTAATAACTTTATCATTAACTTCAATACTATGACCATTAATTACAACATTATTATTTCCATCAATAGTAATATTACAACCATCACTAATGATATTTGAATTGACTACTTTACCATTAATAGTAATAGAAGAACTATTGCGAAGATTAGAGATAATAGTAAATGGGCTCATTTTATTTCCTTTTAAAATTTAACTATTTAAATATAATAAAAAATAGGGTTTTTGTTAACCCTATAAAATTATATTATTTATTTTCCGCACCACCATGATGACTGACATCCTTCTTCAGGAGGGTCTGGTTCTTTCCACCATGGGTTTTCTTCTCCAGACCCGGCCAAAAGATAACTTTGAACCCCGGTATCGAGAATTTCCATCGAAGGCTTAATGTATTTTCTTTTCATTTATCACTATCCTTTTTATTAAAAATTGCATGGCAGACTTCTGATATACCCCAGAAAAAGGCGATAATAAACATGAAAGTCCAACCTGGATTATTAGAAACAAAATTCATTACTAGTTCCATAATTTTTCCTTACGTTTGTAAATTACTAAGTTTTTGTGCATCTTCTACATTTTTGAGTAAAAGGTCAACTGCACTCTTTTTTAATTCAAGATCACTAGTATTTTCAGCTTCAATATAAAACTTCTTATACATAATGCCCTTATCAAAAGTTGTTGGCATTCTATTTATAACAGCAAATGGCTTAGACTTAAATGATACTACTGGTAAAAGACTAGCAGGAACATACATATTGTATGATTGTCTAATCATACCTTTAGCAAAAACATTAAAACCATCTAACGGTTCATGAATATCAACTGTTTCAATATCATAATGACCTAAAACATCGTCTACTTCAATAGAATGTCTTAAATCACTATAAAAATTTTCTTTTAAAAAATCAAATAATGTTAACATAAACCTGTAGCCAATGTTGTGATTCCACCTTCACTATTGATATAATTAACGACTGGTGAACCCTTATGGTCGATAATTGTTACATTCTTAATCTCTTCTGCAGCTGTAAGTTCTGCAATTACCTTATTATACTTAGCCGGTTTTTCCTGTTCCTCAGCCATCTTTAGAAGAGACAAAATTAATGAATTGAGTTTCTTTTCATCCATATTATTACTCCTTTTACTATTCGTTTAATAATTCTTCAATTTTCTTTTCTAATTCTTCAAATGAATTAAAATCTGTTCTATCAACTACTCTTGTGCATTTTTCACCAAGATGATCATGAATCATATAAAATACAGGATTTTTGATACCAATGTAAAAATGACGCTTTAATAA